GAAGTATGAAATTTAATTTTCATTAGGCTGCTGCTAGTACCAAGTGCTTAATCGGATCAGTGCCTGCATCGAGGATTCTTCCGTCATGACGACTGAAGCCCACGAAACCGACCTGATGGAAATCAGCATATCTTTCTTCGAGGCGCAGGAGTGTGAAGTCCTGAACATCTCGGATGATATACTTCGAGAAATCTCCGAAGTAAACTGCCTTGGCACTCGCTGCGATCGTTGCGCAATCTTGATTAATCACGACTGGCGAACCGAGCAGAGTACCAGGAGAAGACGCAGAAATGTCCGGTTGGAATATCGGACGATTCTGAGAGTCGAGCAGTTTCCTGATCGCTTTGAAAGTGCTGTCGTGCATCATGAATCGGGCGTTCGCACGATACGCAGGATCAACAGAGTGCTGCAATTCGACGAGCTCACCATAGGTGATCGCTGTTGCAGATGCAGCAGTAATGCCAGCACCCGAAGCAGAAATCCCTTGGGGCTTGCTAGAATTATCGCCAGTGGTGAAATGAGTGTTCAAGATGCGGGCAATGCGTTCGCCCAAAGCACCGCCGATGAACGACTCTAGATCGATCGCAGAATCTTGCAAGAGTTCAGCAGAAACCCTAATGAGTTTCGATGAATACTTGTAAGCTTTCAGAGTGATCTGACCAAAGGTCATGTCCTGTTCAGCGACCTGAGTGTTTTCCGCAAGGATCGCACCCACGTTGCTGTGATCGCTGACAGTCGGAATCGGAAGGTCATTTCCTTCAGCGGTTCGTAAAACAGTCGCCACTTCTCTCATGCCACCGAAGGCCAGCAGGGAAGCTTCGAGCTGATTTAAAAAACCTTGTGGCACAGTGTAACCACCTGCGGTAGTAGTGCCAACGGACTGAGCGCGAGCTTCGGAAGCTGATCTCGGAGCTTTAGAGTTAAGCTTAAAGCTTAATCTGTTGTTGCCGAGTTCGAGCCCTGAGCGCTGAGCTGCTGCACGATGCTCATTAGTGATGCCGTTCACGCTGTGAAATCCGAGCCATCCTCGGAGAGCCAAAGCTCGGTCAGCGGTGCTTTGACGATCGCCGAAGTCTCGCACAAACGCAGGAGCTTCGATCGGGGAAGACCTTCTCACTGCGGGCTTTTTGGAAGAGGCTTCGAGCGCGGAAAGCTTTTCGCTGCGAGCGGAAGCTGCTTCTTCTGGTGCGACTTCAGCAGGAACCATCATCGATTCCATTTCGCTGATTCGAACTTCGTGGTCATCGACCTGGGCGACAAGGTTATCGAAAGCGGTTTGCTCTTCGGGTGTGAGCTCTCGTTTTTCGGTAGTGCCTCGGGCGTGAATCGCTCGGGCTTCAGCGAGCTTTGCGACGCGTTCTGCGCGCAGTGTTTCAATTTCGTTCATTGAATTTCTTCCTAATATTTGCGGTATTAGGGCAGTGCATCTGCTCCGGTGAGGAACATAAAAAAACGCACAAACCCCTAGTTCGGGATCTGTGCGTAAAGACTGCACTAGATTCGATGAAATGATTAAACCACGGATTTCCAATCCGTCAACACTCGCACCAAAAAAAAGGGTGGGGGTGGGGGAATTCCCCCACCCTAGTCCACGGAAAGGCGTTTGCGTGAACTAAGGCGAGCCCTTAGTCCAAGTTGCTGGACTACCGATCACCTGTTGCTTTGTTTATGGCTGCAATAGCTTTGTCTATAGCTAGGTCATTGGCGTTTGAGTCGAAAGTTTTGTGATCGTAATGCCTTTCTCTTTCAGCTACTTCCAGCCTTGCCAATGCTATGCGCAAAGCTTCTAGTAGATCTGGTGCTGCTGCGTTAAGTCTGGTTTCTGCATCATTCATTTCTGTTCTCCTTTTTATTATTGTAGTCAAGCTACAACATAAAGGATGGGGGATTTCCCCCCACCCTCGAAAATGTCAGAAAAAGTGATACGTTTTTCTTACTGCTGCCTGCGAAGTCTGAGCTCTCTAAATCGTCTAGCACTGGCGAGAGCGTCTCGGGTGTAGATCGAGAGCGACCTCACTGCGACGGTCGTGTCGGGATAAGCGGGATAAGTGACGACCGAGACATCGTGGAGCTCCACGGCGAGGAGGGATCGCACTCTCTGCCCGTCGACGAGATCCCAAGCGTCTTCGCTGGTGGTGAATGCAAAGCTCATCTGAGAGACATCGCCTCTCGCCATGACTGCCATGAGGTCAGCAGCATACTGGGTATCGGGAGGGTCGATCGTGACTTTAAGCCCGATCGCATCGCTCTCGAGTCTCAGCGTTCCCGAGACGGTTCGCCCGAGGATGAGACTGGGGTTGTGATCGATGAGTGCTCTCACATCTGGAGCAGAGTCGAGAGATCGCTGAAAAGCTCCTGGGCGAACGAACTCTCGAAAGCCTCCGAGATCCTCCGAGGATAAGTCGTACTTAGCAGCATAGCCGACGATCCTCTGCGCTGCGGTGTCGACTCGGAGCTCGGCGCTGAATCGTCTTTCGATGTTATTAGTTATCATGATTAACTCCCTTCATGGTGGTGATTTTTTCGGAAACTGCTTCAGCGAGTTTCGCTGCGGTCACTGATCCTGAGAAATCAAGCCAGACAGATCTGAACTGATCGAGATGACGCTGGACGTGCTTCTCGATATCGGCCTCGAGGCCGAACGCCTCAAGAACTGGAAAGTAAGCAGACACGACTCGACTGCGATGCTCACCGCAGAAATGATCGATCTTTGCGAGAAATTCTCCCGGCTTATTCGCAAAGCGTTTTACTGCGTTGCATTCAATGCTCTGAAGTCTTTCGCCTGCATCGTCGAGGAGACGCAGAAGAATCGACTCATCGGATCGGGTCGGGGTGGTCGGAACTGGTTCGGGTGCTGGCGCTGCCACCAGACTGGGGGCAGTCGCAGGAGCTGCGGTCGGAGCTGTGCCGAGCGCCTGCATATTTAAGGGCTGCATATAGACATCGCCCTCGGGCCCGACGCCGTTCATGTTTTCTTTCTCTCTGATTTCGTTCACGCTGAGCCAGCCCCAGTTTCGAGCGACTGAGTAAGCTTGATATCTCGAGGCGATGTCGCCCCTGAGAACTCCTTCGACATTATGTTCGCAGAAATAGTTTCCTCGATCTTTCGGTCGGATGATCTTCCTGTTTAACGACTGCTCCCATCTGACGAGCCACGGGCGAAGCGTGTCCGTGAGAAATTCGATGTTCATCATCTCGAGCGAGTTGTAGCTCGGTTTATTAAGATCGCGCAGTTTATGCGGTGGGATGTTAAACCAGCGAGCGACTTCGACCACTTGGAATTCCCTGGACTGCAAGAACTGCGAGTCATCAGGAGGCACGCCAATCGCTTCCCATTTCAGGCCAGCTTCGAGGAGAGCGACTCGATGCGAATTCGCTCCTCCTGCGTGCAGCTCTTCGAACGATCTTCGCAAGTTCTGTCGAGCCTCTGGGGAAAGTTGACCAGGGAAAGTCAGGACACCACCAGGGCGAGCGCCCCTGCCGAAGTAACCTGCACCGAACTGCTCGATCGCCAGTGAAAGCCCGAGCGACTGCCGAGCCATTGAAATTGGGCTCATGCCTGAGATGCCGTCGAATGAAAGCCCGCTGATGTGAAGCATATTCGCTGCGGTGATGAATGACTTCCCTCGATTCAGATCGTAGTAAAGTTCGCCCGAATCAGTACGCTTTGCGGTAACGATCGAGGGGTCGATCGGCCAAAGCTCGACGCAGTTCCCCTCGAGGTCTCGAACGATCTCGGTGTAGGAATTTCCCCAGAGCAGGAGATGAGCCATTGAGCATTCGCGCCACTGGAGCGAACTCATCTCGGGATTTGGTGAGTCGTGGAGGATGCTGTAAAGAGGATGAGCCGACGCTTTGCTTTTTCCTCCTCCCGGCTGTCGTTCATAAAGGTTCAGCGGTAGACTCGAAACCGCCTCCGAGATACATCGAACAGCCTGATAAACTGCACTATAGGTGAGCGCAGTTTCGGGAGTGATGCTGACGCCTGAGTCTGTTGACGCGCCACCGAAAAGCTCGTTTAATCGTGGGTCTCGAAGGTTACCACCACTGAGGGAAAGTGCTCGAGTGAAGAAGCTTTTTATTGCGTTAATCATAATAGTGTTATCCCCTGGGTGTCGTAAATGTTAGTGGCACTCAGACTGCTTACCTGCGCTCGGCCGAGCGCCATAATTGTGGCTACGATTCCGTCAATCTTTTCGACTGCTCGACCCTTGGCCATCTTGATATTTCCGGCATTATCTCTCTCGACCTGCACGTTTGAAAACATCCATCTCAAGACTGGGTTCCCGTCGTGTGCGATTTTCTCGCTGAGCACTAGCACCTCGAGCTCTTTACTCGGTGCGGTCATCGCTGCGAAGCCTTGACCGAAACCGACGAGCCAGTCGGGCCTGCCGTTATTCTTGCCCAGCGTTTCGAGGTCTTTACTGATCTGATTAATATTCCATCTGTCGACGGCGATTTCTTGTATGTTATATTTCTGCGCCATCGATTCGATCACCGCTGTCACTGCTCTATAATCGAGCGATCTTCCCGGAGTCGTGATGATGAGCCCTTGGCGTTCCCAGTCGTCGAGCCTGTGTTTATTATTCCTCTCCCTCTCTCTCGCTGCGTCTGCTGGTGCGAAGAAAGTCGGTAAGATCCAGTAGGGTTCGTTCGGTTCGACCGGGGGGAAGAGGAGCACGAAAGCTGTAAGATCCAAGGTACTTGAGAGATCAAGGCCTCCGAACGCCATCCTCCCGGAAAGGTCAGGGAAATCGCGGGAGCAGGCGTCCCACCTTTCGAGCGAGATCCATCTCGTCTCCTGCGATGTCCACTGGTTCAGATGCAGACGCCTGAAAGCATTCTCCCTTGATGGGTTCGCTGATGCTTCTGCGACTGCTTTTTCGAAGTAGTCTTTTTTAACTGTGACGCCATAATTCGGGTTCGCCTCTTTCCACGTCGACTCTGACTTCCAGTCGCCCGTCGATGTGTAAATCCGAGAATAAAAAGTCGGGTCATGTATCAGCTTATCGTTGACCCCTTCAGCGTACTGGCGTAGTTCCCAGCAGAGACTCTGGCGATCATGCCCTGCGGTCGTCAGTGCGAGTGTCATCGGTTGTCGCCTCGCTCCGGTGCTGGTGGTCAAGACATCCCAGAGCTCTCGATTCGGCTGAGCATGAACCTCGTCGAAGATAACACCATGAGCATTGAGACCGTGTTTCGTAAACGCATCTGATGAAAGCGATCTGTAAAAAGAGTTCGAGTTTTTATGCTCGATAGTTTTGTTTCTGTAGATTCGAAGCTGAGACCCGAGACTCGGGTTCTCTTCGATCATCTGGCAGGCCTGATCAAATACGATGCTGGCCTGATCTTTGTCGCTCGCTGCACTGTAAATTTCTGCGCCCTCTTCACGATCAAGACAGAGAAGAAAAAGAGCGATGCCTGCTGCGAGTGTGCTTTTTCCATTCTTCCGAGGAACTTCGAGGTAAGCGGTGCGGTACTGCCTGAGATTATCTTTTCTCACTGTTCCGAATAACTCATTTAAGAACTGTCTCTGCCATTCAGCCAGGACAAACTCCGAGCCCGACCACTCGCCTTTCGTATGACGTAAGTGCTCTCCGAAAAATCGCACGATGCGATGATCCTTTGCAACAGGCTTCTTTTTTCGTGGTTGCTTCACGGTCACTCGATCGCCCTCATGATATCGATGATTCCGTCTTTACCACCGTTGCTGCTCTGGAGTCTTGGTCTCGCTGCGGGAGTCAGACCGAACTCGCTTTCAAGTTTCATGAGCTGTTCGTTCGACTTATTGAAAACCATGTAAGGAGGTGTAGGCATAAAGCTTTTAACTTTTCCTGCATCATCCTTGATAGCGATGTGAGTCGCGACGCCCTCGGCCATCTGTCTGGCAGCGTCCATCCATCGCACCAGAATCGTTGCGTATCGTGTGAGAGCTCCCGCGTCGATCTCGGTAAGAACTCCGAGGTCAAATAATTTCTCAGCCATCTTGTCGAAGATCTCTCGCTCTCGAGCTCCGAGGAACTCCGGTGCTTCGACCTTCATCACTTCTGGAGTCGGTTCGTTCGGTCGTGTCTTCGCTCTCCACGATCCTCGAATCTTTAAGATGTTCGTCGGAGTGGGTTTCCGTCCTTTACCCATTTTTCACCTCCGAATTAATATGGAGCGCCGAGGTCGGTAATGAGCCGCCCTCTCTCGCATGGATAGCGAGTGTGTCCTTAGTTTCACCTTCGGCGCGTTTTTTTGGGTATGGCTTAGACATCGGGATGATCTGAATTCTCATCTCGTTGTCAAGCGGCATTAAATAGCGGTGCTTTGAGCTTCCCTTAACGATCTTAACTCTGGGATCTTTTTCCATTCCTTTAAAACTGTTTCGGAAAGATCGACCCTGCCATCTCTTACCTTTAAAAATATACTCATCGCTTGATTGAGAGTTTCCGTTAAAAATCCACCCTCCCGCTTGATATATTCCTCCATGATGACCTTGATCGGGGTCGGCAAATGACACAATCAGACGCAGACCAGGATTAGATTTTTTTAAAAAACTTATCGAAATTGCAATAATTCTTGAGACTGGCGTATAGTGTTTCCTGAGTGCGATCCTAACTAATTCACATCCTTGTGTAGGCTTCAGCCCGTATTTTTGAACTAGTGAAGATGTTGCGCCCACCCCGAAAATTACGACCCCAATAAATTCTTTATTTTCCCAAACTCCGATTTTTACGAGTTTTGATTTTGGGATGCACCTCGAATAATGCCAATGTTCGCAAGCGTATTTTGCCGCCTCATGCGAGCACCAGTCTAGTTTCAAATTAAGCTGTGAATTCATGTCTACACTCCGGACAAATTGTTTTCTTTTTTACATCTAATCTGCCTTGGTCTTCTTCGCTACCTGCTTTAAATTCTGGAGAATAAAGCCCCGCTCCCTCGGCAAGTTCAGTCAGCATCTTTGATAGTGCTTCGCTGCCGGTGTCTACATTTCGAAGGAGAGCATCAAGAGCTTGAGGATCGCTCTCGGCCATCGCTGCGATCGGGTCGAACGTTGCGAGGAGTTTATCGCTCTCGGCTTCATCGACATCGAGGATGAGAACCGGGATCTCCTGATCGGTCGTAGTCTCCGCTCTCATGTGACCATCAATGAGCATCAGCGATCCGTCGTCGAGCTCCCGCGCGAGCACCGCCCCTGCGAAACCGACCTCGGCAAGAATGCCTTTGAGCGCATCCTGCTGAGCGACCGGATGTGTGCGCCAGTTCTTCGGGTTCGGAATTAACTCCGAAGCTTTTACTCGTCTCAATTCTTTTATTCGGTCTCGAATCTTCATCTGTCCTCCTAATTAGTGCCGTACTATGCTCAAAATCGTGAAAATCTGTAAACGCATACCACGCGAGGTACTTTGACCCCCTCTAGAACAAGAAAGACCCCCCTCCCCTTTTTAGGCTCAAAATCGGTCATTTTTGAGGCCTTTTCGATAGCTTGACGAATCCACCTCCGACGCGGTCTTCATGCCACGTTTTAAGCGCGTGGCACTTGTGGCAGAGCGTTTGCAGGTTCTCTAAGGCGTCACTTCCTCCGTGACTTTTCGCAAGAATATGATCGACGTCGGTCGCAGGAGCTGCACATCGGACGCATAGCGGTGATCGAGCAAAAGCAAGCTTGCGAAGTTGTTGCCACTGATGACCATATCCACGACGAGAAGGCGAAAGCCTCGGAGCTCGGCATCCCGGTGCATCGTGAAATCTGACATCGTGTCTCGGTGGTTTATGTGATCTCATGGTTGCTCCGGAAAGATCGAATAAGTCGTGATAGCTTTCGACCTGTTCATTTCGGTAGTGATCCACCAGCCACCAAGAGGCCGAGCTGCTGCACCTCGAGAGATGTGCCATGAGCAGTCAAGCTCCTGCTTATAGCTCCCACACCTCACGAACCATTGATCGCTCGTTTCGATTCTTCCTTTGCCGGTTACTGATGTCACGACGTTGTGATCTGTGTTGCGTCGATGAATGTGTCCAGAGATGAAAACATCAGCCTGCCACTGAGATCGTGTCGCCTGGTGCTGAGGAATTCCTCTTCCCGATTCTCCTCCTCCACCATAGCCATGATGCAGGAATATTTTCTTAGTTCTCACGTCTGCTTTCCCGACGCTGGTGCGCTCGGACTTTTGCAGGAGGTAGCACCAATCCTCGCCGTAAATAACGGGAGAGTTATACTGTGTTCTCAGTGAGTGCGTGAGTCTGTCGATCAAATCTATTTCATTCCTTTTAATAACTGCGGCTTCATGATTACCAGGAGTAATCAAGGCGAGGATCGACGCATAAGGCGCAAACCATTCGAGCGCTGTGCTGCTGATTAAGTCGAAATAATTGCTCCCTCGATGCTCGGGCCTCAAGGTCTGCGGGTCAGCTCTCGGATCAAATCGACCCTGCATAATGTCAAAAAGATCGCCCACGATAATTACTGGGGCGTTCTCTTTAAGCGCAAAGTCCAAATGCTTTTTAAGGAAGTTCCGGTCGCAGTGCGATGAGTCCCAGTGGAGATCCGTCAGAGCGAGAAATCTGAATCGGCTTCCGGATCTTGGAAAGCTGACTCGGAGTTCATGAACTCTGTCGGTAATAGTTCCCACAGACCAGCGCTGTTTTGGCTTAACCAAATGCGGGCTCCTTAGAAAAACTATTTAAGATTCTGATCTTTTTAGGTAAACGACGCAAATCGCTCGCACTTTCTTGACCGTCGGAGGATGGTAAGAGACTGTAACTTTGCGAACGTATTTTGTGCTGTCGTCGTGAATGTAGCCTTTGTTCCTGAGCATATCGATCACCGCTTTTGTGGTGTTATCGAGGTCGCGTCGATGCGTCCACCCTTCGCCTCCGTGAATCTCGATCTCGATTTCTGCAAACCCTTCAAGAGCTTTTCCCCTGGGCACGATGAGTGCGACCTCAGTGAGCCAGTCCATATAACAGCGCGACTTATAGAAATGCCCGCGCCTGCCAGACTGTCGAGCTCTGAAGAGCTGGTTCGTCGATGGAGGGATCGGAACTTCGAGTTTCAAGGGCGAGCCTTTATTTTCTGTAATAGTGCCTCCGCGTCTTTCCTGACTTCGACATTAAAGCTCTTCCAGTTTTTCAAATGCCCGATCATGAGATGGCAGTTCCCACCGTTCTCGCATAGGGTCATGAGATTAGATGGAATCAGCTCGAGATCTCGGTAAAGATGAAATGGGAAAACATGATGCGCGACGACGTTCTCGGAGCTCCCGCAAGCTGCGCATTTCGGATTTTTTTTAATGTGAGCAGCTCTCACCGCAGGCCATTTCGGAGATCGTGCAGGCATCCCCGAGAAAAATTCGGTGAGTGTTTTTATGATGCTCATGAGGTCTCCTCGAGTCTCGAAACAATCGTCAAGTATCCGATCGCATCGACGAGATTATCTCGCTTATGCGTGTTCGACTGCCTGACGATTTTAAGCGAGGCCATGAGAAGCCCCACATCGCTCGCACTCACTCGCTGCCCTGGGCCGAGCTGCGCCCTGAGCAAGGTCGTCCAGATCTCTGCGATCGCCGTAAGCGAGTCAGCAGGGTCTCCATATTGCTGGCCTCGCTCTGAGATGATCCCGTCGACCTGATCGAGAATGTCTTCATTACTTGTCGCCATGCTTTTGCATCTCCCGTTCGTAGGTGTTGCGATCATCGAGCATCAGAGCGATCTCATCCTCGAGGAAGTCGATCCGCTCCTGCAATGACGCCTGTGTTTCTTCGTGTTTTGCGATCTGTTCTCGCAATCGCTTTATGAGTCGGCGATAATTATCGCCCTTAATTCTTGCGCCGTGTGCTGCCCTGAGAGCTTTCGTCGTGAGGCCTGTCGCTCGTACTGCGCAAAAGCGACAAAGCTTTCCGCTGCCGCTGACGGGATAGCCTCCTCGAATGATCGATCGGCCGCACTGCCTGCAAAGATTACTCATGATTCCTCCTGAATTTGTTATCATCACGAAATCGGTTTCGTGATCATCTGGCGACCACGAAGAAGCATTCGAAGTGGGAGTTCTGATGTGGGATCTTCTCCAGCTAAAACCTTTTTAGCCCATGACTTCAGCCCTTCAATTTCGTTTACGCTAGCTTCCGGAATTCTCTTAGAGTCTCTTTTTTCCGGGTTATAAAAAGAAAAGAACTTTCTTACGACTTCAGCAGAGTTCCACGTTCCGACCTTTCGATCTCTTATCGACTGAAATAAAGATAGTGTTCGAGGTGATACAGTTCTTTGTCTTTCGAGACTTTTCCATCCGAGAACTGCTTCGTTAAAAAGATTAGTTAAGTATTCAAACTCACCAGTTATGTCGCACCAATACACGAAACACGCAAGTGCTCCTCCGCTCGTTAAAACTTTCGCATTAGTTCGAGTCAGAGACCCCAGTAAATCTTCTGCCGTTAAACCTTCACAAAAATTTGCTCCGACAATATAGCTCCTGACGTTTTCGAATTCTGTAAAAGTGGTAAGCTTATTACTGTCGATGGTCTTCGCTACTGCTGAAATAAAAGCCACCATTTTTTTTGTTGCTTTATGGATGTCGCCCTTAGTTCTATTATGTCCTTGATCTAAATATTTATAAGTTTCCTCAGCGAATCCAAAACCCACTAATGCCTCGATACTTCTCCCAGTTTTGACGACTGCCATCAGACGATGCTGTCCATTTTGAAGCCTTCCATTAACATCAAAACTTATTAACTGGTCGACAACAATCCATTCTCCAGCCATAATGCGTCCAGCATATTTGTCGACTGTTTTTAACTTTACTTCTCTGTTTTCAATGTTCGAAGAAGATAACCACGACTTAGCTAATTCTGGGGTTATCGTCATGACTTTAGTCGTAATTCCTTTATTAATCATTAATCATTAACCTTTCATAAAAGTAAAAACCGCCCTGAATTTAAACCCCGAACGCTCCGAGGTTTAATCTCTCGTGCTCTCTCCAGAAATAAAAACATCGCTCGCAAGTGCAGAGCCCACCCATCAAATCCATTTCGTAAAGATGCTCATTAAAGTCGGCTTCGATCGCCGCTTTCTCTTTTGCTTCTTCGTTTGGATCTTCGATTTTCTCATGAATCTTTCCGTGACAGGTTCGGCATAAGGAAAGAATGTCTCGAGGTTCTTCTCCTCCTCCCCATCTCTCATAAGTCAGATGATGACCATCAAGAGCGTTTTTATTTTCACAGATCCTGCAAATATAAAAATCTCTTCGTCGAGCATTCTCTCGGATTTTATCCCACGTCCTGCTTTGATAAAATTCTTCTCGCTCTCTGGGTGATGGAGCTTTTCGAGCAGGCGGCTCAGGAATAAAACTCATTTACGCTCCTTCGCTTTTAACTGAAAGCGATTAACAAATCCGTCGATGAGCTTATCTAAATGCGTCGGTGGCTTATCCTTCATGAGCATTTCGTTGAGCTTCCGTTCGGTCTCTTCAGCCATCCGCATCTGATTTCTCCAGTCTGGATTTTTGATCTCATATTCCCGCAGTCTCATCATCGGCTTATCATTTTTCGCTGACTGAAACATCACACCGCAGACGCAGGAGCATGAGACATAACAGGCGTACTTACTGCGCCATGAATAATTGATCACATCTTTTAGCCTGGGCACTCTGACGAGCCCTGACCCTGCGCAGTGCTTGCAATCAAAAACCTGTTCCGATCTCTGAATCACTCTGAGAGATTCTCTCTTCGTTCTCACCGCTTCGATGAGATGATGAATATGATCTTCGCGTTTGAAGGGTGCTGCCTTCGGATCGTTCTTAGGAATTCTCCTGGTCGCATCCATGAGCTCCTCGGGCCCATAACACTCGTCGTCGAAATACTTCGCCCAGGTCATGAGCATCTTTCGATCCCGATCCTCTCGCCATCCGAAGAATGAAGAATGGTACTCGACCCAGTCGGCCCAAGTGACAGTCTCGATCATGATCGACCTCCTTTTCCTGCAATGAGTTCCCACCCTGCGACCTCTTTTCCGAGATCGTTTAAGCCCTTCGCACCAGATCGCACAGGGTCGCTTTTTAAGGCCTTCTTGAATTCAAATAGATACTCAGTCCGATCTCGGGCAGGATCGGCGATTAAAGCCATAAGAGAGGCCTTAGAATGACCCTGTCGAAGCAGCTCTGAAAAGAAGATCATCACGTCTGCGTGACTGTCTCCCGGTGATCTGCCCTTCCTCCGCTTGAGGTAGTGCATCCACTCTAGAGCGAGCTCCCCTTCCGGGGTGAGTGTTTCTTTTTTGTCTGAGGTGACACCGAGCGGAGATATCATCGTGATGATATCGCGCTCTGTTTCTATTTCTCTTTCTTCTTCTATTTCTTTTCTCTTCTCTTCTAGGCGTGTCACTTGATATCCCTCTGATATCATCGTGATATCATCGAGTAAAACCCACTCCTTAAGATCGTTAAGTGCTTTCGTCAGTTGCTCTTCCGTCACTCTCAGACGGAAAGAAAGCTTTTTAATGTCTGGTAATCTGCCGTGGTTCTCGCTGGCTACGACCCATAGCATGATTAGGATCTTTGCGGAGTCTGGGGGAAGTTCGTGCCACTCAAGATTATCGAGTAAATCGCGATAAAGTTTAATCCAAGGTGGCTTCCGAGAGCCGTCTTTAAAGTGCTGAAATTTCGCCCAGTTCTTTATCTGCATCGCTGTCTCCTTTTATGATTAAAGTTAAAAGATGCCCTCGCTGTCGCTGTTGCTTTTACCGACTCGATCCCGTCACCTTGCCGAGCTCTGGGAGTCGATTGCGAGGGCATTACGAGAGCCCTTAAAAGGGCAGTTCTTCCTCATGTGATGTAGTGGGTGCGTCGTTCGATAATCCGAGAATTTCGAAGTCGCTCCACCGCTCCAAAGGGTTATCTTTTTTCGGCTTAGAATACTTCCGAATCATGAGCACTTTGTTGGCGAGCTTTTCGCAAGCTCTGCGAAACTCAACAGCGAGATCGGCAGATGTCGCCCAGTGACTGACGTCGATCCCTGCCTGCATAAAGTTCGCTGCTGCGAGATCAATCTGAAATTGATTATTCAAGAAGCGTTTCTTCGAAATCTTTTCGGTCGTTCCATCATCTTTAAAAAGAATGAAATGATAATCGATCGATGAGGAGCTTTCTGAATCATAAAACTCAGGAGCACCTATGAACTTAATCTTGTAATCCCCATCGGTCAGCCTGGACAGAGGGTCGACGAATGATTTCGTCGGCTGGAGGCCTTTTTTATACTGATCAATTCCCATGATATATAGTCTCGCTTTCTAGTTAACTTTCTGTAACTGGGTTAAAATTTCGATGACTTCCGTCGCCTGAGACATCGTTAAATCTTTCGATGATTCAATCTGATATCTCGTTTTTAAATCTTCCTTGAAACTTCCGAGAATCTTTCCCTCCTTTTCCATCGTGGTTAACATCGAGAACAATTTCTTCCTCTGAGGTTCTGTGATTTTCAGCTCTTCAGGCTCTTGGGGTTTCCCTGAACTTATCCAGGCTAAAATCTCTTTTCCGATATCCGCTCCGGGATTAACGATCATCCGATCTGCAAAGCTTTTGATTCTGCTCTTCGTGAAGATGAGTCTGTGCTGTGCGTCGATCTCTCCGACGAGGTCGAATTCATACTCGACGCCGTCTCTCTGGATCGGAGCCATCCCGAGCTTCTTAATCTCCATCCGATTTGTGTCGGGGTTCTGCTGCATCTGCGATTCCATCTTCGATCGCATGGTTGCGATCACATGAAAAGGAGCGCTGACGATCGCATCGATAAGCCTGTTCTGAAGAGGCGTGACTTCTCTCCATGAGGTGAAGGAGCTTCCCTTATTTCTCGCAGCAGCTTGATCGACCAGCTCCAGAGCTCCTCCCTTTCCGCACCATGCGTGCGATAGAGAGTCGATGATCACCACTTCAAATTTATGCTCCGCTGCTTTTGCGAGAGCGTCGATGTAGTTCTGAGGATTAAAATTCTTCAAGACTAAGAGATCGAAATCGTGATCGTCTGCGTAGTTGGTCGAGCTCTCATGCTCAGTGTCGATGAGTGCCACTTTCTTCGAAAGCCCTGACGCAATCGCAAGAGCAGAATAAGTTTTCCCTGCTCCGGTCGGGCCCGTCAGAGCGAGCCTTAATTTCCTGTTGATCTTCGTTGCCTTTTTAAATTCCATTTCGTCTCCTAGGTTAAAGTGATAAGTTCCTTCGTCAGTCGTTCGTGCGTTTCGTTTACTTCCCTCATGAGATCGCCAGTCTCATCCCATTGATCGACGTTGTCGAACTCGGCTTTTCTAAAAAGTGTCTCCCACCTTTTATCGTTCCTCATCGCTGTTCCGTAGCGGGTAAGGTTGTATTCGTTCTCGCTCCTGAGCAGTTTCCACATATCGATGAAACTCATCTCTCGAGCAGCGAAAAACGAATCTTCGTCTTTTAAGAACCACCTCCCTTCCTCAAGATAAATCGTGTAAGATCCTCCGATATTTGTTTTCGCTCGCTGATTAGCGACCATCGATATGATCGTGATTCGGCTCATGCTGACTCCTCCTGGGCGTCGAGGAGCAGCTTCGCCTTCGCCTTCTCTTCCATCTCTTGACGAGTAAGCTCAGTCGCACAAAAGATTGCGTGATCCAAAGTGTCTGCATTCGACCACCTGCTTTTGCTGTGCATCCAATATTTAAAGTGCATCGAAATGTCAAACTCTCCGGGTTTACTGTAATTAGTTCCCCAAGCCCTCTTGACTGAGATCTTCTCTCCTCCCGGAAGAGCGAAGGTCGCACTGGCGATATCGTAAGTCGTGTCGTAGTCGTAATCACCTCGGTGACACTTTTCCATCCATTTTGGAAGCGACGCAAAAAACTCTTCCCGATGTTTCTTCTCACTGGTCGTGCTTTTTATCTCATCCTGAATGCCTCGAGTGATCGCAGCTTCGATTCCTTCGCGGACGTCGTTCGGTATAGATTCCATCAGATTGCTCCTTCGAGGGCTTTAGGTTTAATGATGAGCTCTTCCCGATAAATCTTTACGGCTTTCGGTGCTTGAATGCTGACCCGCATTCGAGTGCCGTCCATCGTGAGAGTGATAATTGTGGTGTGTTCACCAGAAATGATTCGCAGCGACTCCCCGCTTTTGCGTGAAATCATTAATCTTCCTTCTGCCATTCGTAACCTCCTTGTAAAGTCCACCCGACCGCGCCCGATACCCAACGAGGGCAGTGTGTTTCCCGAATCACGATCGGGGTGGTTCGTCATCGAGAATCGCATCCGCGAGAGTCTCGAGAAGATGATTGACGAGGGCAGTCGTGCGCTCGTCGTATATTGCGTGCTGAAATTTTGTGTGAGGTGCGTCGGCGCTTTGCGCATGGTCGATCATCCTGATCAAAAGGTCTCGAACATATTCGATGTAATTTTCTTTTAAAGCCATTATTGATTCAGCCAGGCTCTCGCCTGCTCTGCGGCATCCTGCACGTGTTTAATTTCTTTCCTCTTCGTCAGCTTCCGCTCTGGGAGCTGCGGGTTCAATGCGTC